CAAGGGTGCTTCAACCACCCTTGCAACCACCGTTGCAACCATGTTCAAACCACACCCCAACGACACTTCATGCATGGTGCATGAGAGGTTGGAGCAGGAAATCTTAAAACAGAATGAATGGGTGCGTAAGAGTGCCGAAGGTGGCAAGAAGTCTGCCGAAATGCGTAAAATGCTCAAGGGTGGTTCAACCACACTTGCAAGGGTGGTTGAAGATTGCTTGCCAAATGGTATCAACCAAAAGGCAACACTACAGTCTTCTTCTTCATCTTCTTCTTCATCTTCTATTACTAATAATATAAATAGACCAGATTCAGTTCCTGAACAGGTCTGGAATGATTTTATTAAAATCAGGAAGGCAAAGAAATCACCATTAACCCAAACTGCACTTAACGGAATTGAACGTGAAGCAGAGGAAGCTGGATGGACTCTCGATGAGGCAATCACTGAATGCGTTACCAGAGGATGGCAAGGATTCAAAGCTGAATGGGTACAAAAGGCACAACAGACAAACAACCGAGGATACTAAAATGAAAAACATACCAATCGCACAAACAGCAGAAAAGGCAGCACTATCACTAATCGCAATCGACCCAGACGTTCTACCGCACCTTGCTTGGTCATCTGATCTGTTTGCGTTATCGCAACACAAACTCATCTTCACGGCACTGGAAAGAGTGTACCAGCGGACAGGAAGCACCAACGCACTAGGGGCATTGAGTGATCTTGAGACAACAGGCAAGCTGAATGCTTGTGGTGGGAAGGATGGAGTCATGGATACCCTCCAGACAATCTTCCTGTCACCCGGTGCTATGTGCCTTGAAACCGCAGCGGACTATCGCTCGCAACTTATCCGAGCAAAAGGTTACAGGGATGCCATAAAGACATGGGAGGATAACCATGATGACGTTTGCGCTATGAAGGCAGACCTTTCTAGCCTCGCTGAGTCATTCGCTAATGCAATCGCACCAGAACACCAGTGCAAGGACGTGAAGGCCCATCTGAGCGACTTTATGGACGATCTGGAGGACAAGACCCCACTAGAGAATTTCCCTACTGGAATTCCCAAGCTGGACAAGTTGCTTGGTGGAGGTGTTCGACGTGGTGAGATGCTAGTTGTAGGAGCGCAGACCAGCGGAGGTAAATCAATCTTGCTTTACCAAGCCGCACTACAGGCACTACTCAACAACAAATCAGTAACTATATTTTCCTTAGAGATGCCAGCGAAGGCTATTCTGCAACGTATCGCTTCCAATCTGCTTGGGAAAACAATACTGCCACTGCGCGAGATGGAGGGAGTCACGGAGTGGAGGGGTGTTGCATCAGCCAAGGATATCTCAAGCGCAATAACCCAACTCATGCAGATGAAGCTAACGATCCGCGATGATCTCTCCGAGGTTGGTGAGATTGCAGCAGAGGCATCGAGACTAGCTTCACTTGGCAAGGCCGATCTGATCGTGGTTGACTACCTACAAATCGTAACCATGCCATCCGCTGATAACCGAGAACAGGCAGTGAGTGAACTATCACGCAGACTAAAGTTGACGGGCTTGAAAACAAACTCCGCAGTAATCACCGCATCACAACTCAACGATGAAGGTGCAGTACGGGAATCCAGAGCAATCGCGCATCATACTGATTTCTTGGTTCTCATCTCTCATCCTGACGAGAAGAAGAAGGAGACTTCATCGTTCAAGAAGAAGACAGAAACCCAACCAACTTCGCGCATCCACATCGGCAAGAATCGACGTGGTCAACGTGACGTGTTCGTTCCTGTAAAAATGCGTGGAGAAATTTCTCGTTTTGAACAAATCGATGAACATTGATCACCACTTCGACGAGGCTTGCATTCTGCTAGACACTGCAACAGCAATCTGGCAGAGCCGCATGAAATCTAGGTTTGCGGACGCTCAGGAAAAATACGAAAAGGCAAAAGAAATCTACAATAAATATTTTGCACACATCGACGAAAATTCTGTTGACGAGTTTGAATTTTAACCCTAGATGTAGTGCCGTTAGTCCAATAAATACACAACATCAAATGAAACAACTAAACGTAATCACAGTCGAGGCAGACAAGTCTCGCAATGCCAGTGGCACACGGGACTGGGGAACATTCCGTATCACGTCGAAGTCCTATCTATCGAAAGAAATCATCGAGTCCATCTGTGCTTCTCACGATATGTTCGGACAATCGTTCACGTTCAACGAAACGAAGAACGAAAATGGGTATGTCTACGAAGGAAGTTACGATTGCTGGAGCGACTAGTCATAACATTACACTTTCTGCAAACAAATGCAGACTTGGTGGCATCACACCACAAAAACGATGCAATAATATAAACTAACTATAATAATAATATGGCAGACCAATACGATAACACAAATCGCGGATCACTATTCAAAAACGACCGCAAAGAACTAGACACTCACCCAGACTACAACGGATCCATCAACATCGAGGGAACTGATTACTGGCTCAATGGGTGGCTCAAAGAATCCAAGAAGGACGGCAAGAAGTTCTTCAGCTTATCGGTGAAGCCAAAGGATCAAGCGGCAGGGAAAAGTCCTGTAAAGGCCAAATCTGCGCCAGCAAAAACTAGAGATGAAGATTCAGAAATTCCATTTTAATTTGACAATAGTTCCGTTTTGATTTTAATTAGAGGCATGAAACAATGCTTCAAATGTAAACAACATCTTGAGTTGCTTGAATTTTACAAGCACTCAATGATGTCTGACGGACACCTAAACAAGTGCAAATCATGCACAAAACAAGACTCAGAAAATAGACGAAAACAAAAAGAAAAAAATATTGATTGGGCTTTATCTGAAAGAAAAAGACACAGAGAAAAATCAAGAAAATATAGAGATGAAGGCAGGGTTTTAATTAAAAATAATTCATATAATAAAAAATGGACTTGTGAAAACCCTGAAAAAAGAAAAGCACACAAGATTGTTGGTAACGCATTAAGGAATGGAATTATTAATAGACATCCATGCTGTATATGTGGAAATAAAGCTCAAGCGCACCATGAAGATTATTCAAAACCATTAGAAATTATTTGGTTCTGTTCAAGACATCACGCTGATAGACACATTGAAATAAATGAGGAAAGATTAAAACAAACATTTAACTAACACTTTCCTCGCTAGGTTGGGAACTCCCGATCAGCAGGGGCAAACGGGGGCAGCGCATCCGAAAAAACGCTGACCAATTTATGAAAACTAAAAAGATTAAATTACAATGGAATGAGTTGTCCATTTTGCGTGAATTTATTTGGAATAATTCAGATCTTTTAAAGGATTATATTGAGAGTGAAGGTTATGATTATTTTATGGCTTCGATAATTGAAGATAATATTATTAATTATATTGAAGAAAATTATTCAAAAGAAATGGATAAAGAAAACCATTTAACGCATGATGAAGCAAAAAAAAGACTCAAAAAATTCATTATTAATAATGAAGAAGTGTTAACTTATGGATTTGGATTAACTTACTGCAAATAAGTGCATAAATTTCAATAAATAATTTTAAGGGATTGTAGCGGCCACCATGTGGGCTGGTTATCATTTGACCCTGATCCGTAACTACATAAAACGGATCACCCCATTTTATAAATATATGACCGAAATTATAACAGACTACTTGGACGCAAAACAACTGGCAGACAGGCTAACTGCACTGGAGTTGAACTCCACTAGCGAGTTGGCTAGGCTGGAGCAAGAACGTGACGAGGCTTTATCTCAAATTGCACAGGCAGAGTGCAGGGCAGAACGATTCTGCCAAGAACGTGACGATGCTAGGGAGGATTTGGAGGAGGAGACCAAATTTCATCACCGAACACATATAGAATTAATTCAGACTCAATTCAAATTGTTAGATATGGAAATGCAGCGGGACGAGGCTAGGGATGCTATTTTAGGTTGGGAGAACAAATGGAAGTGCCCTATTGACATGGCAGCAAGAGCAGAACTGGAACGTGATGAGGCACTAAAGTGTGCTAAAGAATACTACGTTGAATTCATAAGGAATGCTTCTAGCGACAATAAAGTCAGTAAGCCAAATCCTTTAAATCCATTCTATAAATATGAAATCAACAAATATTCTTAGTATCGCATTTGCTGCTTTATTCCTAGTCTCCTGCACTTACGCTCCACGCAGCACAAATCAAACCTATACGGCTCGTCAAATGGCTATCGGAGTTACAAGTCAACCAAACGGGATGACATCTACAACCACAGCAGAGCAATCTCCCGTTATTGCAACTTACCCTGAAGTCCGAGTGGCTGAACCTGTTATTTCAGCCTCATCAAACTTTCTAACCATAGGATCCACCAAAAATGATGTTGTAAGAATTCAGGGAACACCAATAGAAGTAACCAAATATGCGTATTCTGGAGAGGAAACATGGAGGT